TTATATGTTAGGTTCATCATATGTCATAGCTTTTTTGCTGTCACTTATACCTTTTGTTGTAGGATCAATTAAAAAATTATAAATACTTATAACCATAATAAAAATTATATATGGGTTTGAAAAAGCTTGACGAATAATCTCAAATAGTTTATACCATGACGTTATTTCAGAGGCTGTTATTCCCATATAGGCAAAAATAGATGAGATTATTGAAACTATTAGCTGAATATAGAACACAGGATTTTTAAATCTTATTTTCCAATTAATCATATTTTTCACACTCCAATCTTTGGATTCGTTGTTCGTTGGATTTTTCTTCTTGTTCAACAATTGTCATCCGTTCAACAAGATTATTGTGAGCTTCAACTTTCTTTTCTAATTGTTCAATTCTGTATAGTGTTTTGTCATTTGATTTCATAACACCTATCATAGAACCAATGATTGTTCCAGCCATTGAAATTAAAGCTACAATAATTGTACTGTCTATAATTTTCATATTTACTCCTCTCGCATATAATATTTTTATAATCCTAAAAAAATATCTTATTATCTATATAAGATAATAGATTGAATACATATAATTCTATAGTTCACCTCCTAAAAACAATATTTTTTTGCATATAGAATGTTGTATCTTTTATATGTAAATTATTTGTTATATGTATATCTAATAATTATAGATAGATAGAAATATATAAATGTAAACTGTTATAATACTTTTTGTTAAATATACGATGTGTTATATTAATTTTTCACATAAGAAAAAAGTATATTATGAAAGCTTAGTTTAAATGTTGAGGATTGAGTGTATAAATAGTGAATCAGAATCTTGTCAGAATATTATGATAGCTATTTTCAAGAACATTTGCTTATGATAAAATAGTTATATTCAGATAATCATTTATTGCCATAAAATAAATAAGCTGGATTCATCAAAATATTTGATGATAAATCCAGTTTGTTTTTTTATTAATATTGAAATAATTGTATAAACAATATATATATATATATTGTGATATTTAGACAAAAAAAGATTTTTTTGTGAATTAGGTTCCTTTTTTCACTGCTTTTTGCGATTTATTATTAATGAGGAGCAAAAAAGTTCATTTTCAAAATTACATATAGAGGGGTGGAAAAGTTATGCTTAATTCCTCATATGATGGTGAAATAGAACAATGGGATATGATTGATAAGTATAGTATGAATGTTATATATACTGCATCAGTTGATATACGTCGCAGAATGAGCGCAAAGAAAAGAAGTTTTGATTTTGTTGAGTTTGATACAGATTTAGTAGGAGAACAAGATATATATCCAAGTGAATATGTTATTTCTGATAACAGCGGACATTGTTGCAATGTTAAGAATGAATGGTTGTATGAAGCTATGTTATGTCTTGATGATAAATTAAAAGAAGTGTTGATATTAAAATATTGGTATTTATTATCAAGAAGAGATATTGCAAAGATATTAAACGTTTCAGAGAAAACTATTACAAATTGGAAAAACAAAGCTTTTAAGCTAATAAAAAATTATAAAGAAAGGAGATTGGAGTGTGATATTCGTGGACCTTAAGAATCGAACTGCAGAAAAAGCTATCAACGGGGATTGTGATGCACAGATATTAATGTTGAAACGCTATGAGAGATATATAAATAAAGTTTCAATGGTTACTAAAAAAGATAGGTTTGGAAATTTGATAAGATATGTAGACGAAGATTTTAAAGCAGAGATACAGATGAGGTATCTTGAAGAACTTTTGAAATGTAAGGTGATAAAAAATGATAACAATACAAAGTGACTTATTTGAGTTTGCTTATGTACCCGATTGGTACAGGCATCTTCATGATTTAAAATGTATGGTATTGCCGGAGGCATGGCAGTTCAAGAAACCGGCAGTTGAAACAAAGAATGCAGAAACACCGATATTGGAACGATATATACATACAATTTTTCGTAAACAGGCTATTGAATTCAACTCAGAACAAGAATATAATAAAGCATTAAAATATTTTTACATTGAGAATGAATGTGCCTGCTTTCATACAGGATTATACACCCCGAGCTATAAAGGCATATATGGCTGCTTTTTCAGAAATAAAAAGCAGGATTCTATGCTTGAATGGTATTTTAAAGGCTTTTGTGATGAAATGTCACCATGGCTTAAATATATAGAGCCGTTGCCTGAACGACCGGTGTATCATATGGCACAGCAAGGTTTGAATTTTAATCCCGAATGGTCAATAAGGGTAAATGTTGAGCATATTTTGGGTGATGAAGAAAATCTAAATAGAATTCCCGCAAAAATAAGAAAGGCTAAAAATTTGCCGTTGCTATTGGAAACTGCAGTGGAACTTGCAAGGCGAAAAGCAGTTATAGAACCGGGACTTATTTCTGCACAGGGATATATGGGGAGAGTGCAATATTTACTTCCGATATATCTTACTAAAATGAATAAGCCGGATTTGGCAATGACACTGACAGTTATGGACGGATACTATTTAGGAAATACTTGTCTGACTCTTGAAATGGCATATCTCAATGCTCGGGCAATAGCCAAACCATCAGCACCATGGCTTTTGGAGCTTATAAAATAATTAAAAAACAGAATGCTTGGTAAACAGTTCTTTTTCTGAACTGTTTACCAAGCATTTTTTTATTATCAATGAAAAGGAGACTTTTATATGAAAACTTAATTCAGAGCCGAATGGCTTGCATTTAAAAAAATGCGAGTTTTTTCGGCTTGTTAGAGTGCCGTTTTTCTTGCGGAAAGGCGGTACTTTTTATGAAAATTAAGTATGAGTTTGCGGACGGAGATGTGGAGGTTGATGTTCCTAATGAATGGGCGAGTATTCTTGTGGAACTGGACAGACTGGAGAGGAATAATGATAAGAAGGAAAGACGCAGGCACTATTCGCTTGATGCGTGTGTGTATGAAGGAATTGTTTATGCGTCGGAGGACAAAAATCTTACGGCAATTTTTGAAACAGACAGTAAGTTCGGAAGATTAACAGAAGCGATAAAATATCTTTCGGATAAGCAGAAGTCCCTTATAAAGGCTGTATATTTTGACGGAATGTCTGTAAGTGATTATGCGAAACATATGGGGATAAGTCAGTCGGCAGTATCACAGCAGTTAAAAACAATTTATAAAAAGCTGAAAAAGTTGTTATAAAAAATCTTATATTTCAGTGTTTTTGTGTCCGTATAGTGAAGGGTATTAAAAAAATCAACCTTTCGGAAAGGATGTTTAACTATGAAACATACATTAACAATCAGTGTTTCAAAGAAACCGAGAGCAGATAGTATTGTGAATTTCCGCAGTATATCAATAAGAGAGAAATTTCTCCGTCTTTTGTTTGGCATACCGTGTAAGATGACAATACTTGTTCCGGGTGACAGTGTAGAGAAACTTTCGATATGTGAAGTGAACAAGGAGGGGAGAGGATGAGCAGAACGAAACTTTTGCTTGACGTTGTAAGCGATATGCGTTCGCTTGCTGACAGCTTGGAAACCATGGCAAATGCCGTGGCGGGCAATGACGGCGTATCAAAGGAAAAACAAGCTGATAAGCCGAGTGTTACACATGAAATGCTGCGTGAACTTGCGGTTAAACTGTCACGAAACGGTAAGCGTGAGGAAATAAAACAGCTTATTGAAAAATACGGAGTAAAGAATATTACCGCTGTTGCAGAATCAGACCTTGATTCATTTTATGCAGATTTACAGCAGATGGAGGTATCTTGATATGCCGCCGTTAAATCACGCTGTACTTTCTGCGTCATCGGCATATCGTTGGCTGGAATGTCCGCCGTCAGCACTTGCAACAGCAGATATTCCGGACGAAACAACAATATATGCACAGGAAGGTTCGGCAGCTCATGAAATGGCGGAATATAAAATCAGATGGCATTTAGGTGCAAAAGACCTTGCACCTCCGAATGTCGGAAACTTCAATGCAGAAGAAATCGACAGATATACAGACAGCTATGCGTATTATGCGACAGATAAAATTGAAACAATAAGAAAAATATGTCCCGACGCAATAGTTATGGTAGAACAAAGACTTGACTTTTCAAATTATGTTAAGGACGGATTCGGTACGGGTGACCTTGTTATAGTTGCAGATGATGTACTGCAGGTGATAGATTTTAAGTACGGCAAAGGCGTGACGGTATCGGCTGAGCTCAATCCGCAGATGATGTTGTATGCGTTGGGGGCACTTAATCTTTATGGTTATCTGTATGACATCAAGACAGTGAAAACAGCCATTGTTCAGCCAAGACTTGATAATATTTCCGAATGGGAGATTTCTGTTGATGAACTTCTGGAATGGGCGGAGAATACACTGAAACCGATAGCCGAACTTGCCGCAAAAGGCGAGGGCGAATTCAAAGCGGGAAATCATTGTCGATTCTGCAAATTAAGAGCTGTATGCAGAAAACGTGCAGAACTTATGCTTGAAACAGCAGAATATGAGTTTAAAGACCCCGCGGAACTTAATGACAATGAAATATTGCACATGCTGACAATAGCGGACGACCTGTCAAAATGGGCAGAAGATGTATATTCTTATGCACAGGCGAAAGCTATAAATGAGGGGAAAAGCTGGAGCGGATTTAAAATAGTCGAGGGACGTTCCAAACGACAGTATGTGGATGAAAACAAGATTGCAGAGGTCTGCCGAAATAACGGTTATACCATGTCGCAGATATATAAAAGCACGCTTATAGGTATAACGGATATGGAAAAGCTTATGGGCAGAAAAATTTTTAAAGAACTGCTCGGTGACTATATCATAAAACCGAAAGGCAGACTGACACTTGTGCCGGAAACGGATAAGAGAGAAGAAGTACATACATTGGGTGAGTTTAGAAAGGAATTTTAATATGGCACATTTAGTAACGGGTAAAGTCAGATTGTCATATGAACATATATGGGAGCCTGCATCTATTAACGACAGTGATGAAAAGTACAGTGTTTCTTTGATTATACCAAAGTCTGATACAAAGACGGTAAAAGATATTCAAAACGCAGTCGAACAGGCAAAGCAGGACGGCAAAGCAAAGTTCGGAGGAAGAATACCTGCGAATTTGAAACTGCCTCTTCGTGACGGTGATATTGAACGTCCTGATGATGAGGCATATAAAGACTGCTATTTCATAAACTGCAATTCAAAAGATAAACCGCAGATTGTTGATAAGAATGTACAGCCTATTTTAGACAGAAATGAGGTTTACAGCGGATGTTATGCAAGAGTGTCAATATCTCTTTATCCGTTTAATACAAACGGAAATAAAGGAATTGCGTGCGGACTTGGCAATATACAGAAGATTGCAGACGGAGAACCGCTTGGCGGACGTACCAGAGCAGAGGACGATTTTGAAGCATATGACGAGGAAGATGATTTCTTAAATTAAGGTGAATTGGAGATGTATGCAAAAAAAGAACACCTCGTAAGATGTTCTTAAATAATATGCTGTTGAAGCCATTGAAGAATATCAGAATCAGACTGAGTTCCTGACGCAACTGATAGAATAAGTTCAATCAATTCGGTATCAGTGTACTTTAAATCAATGCCGTTTATTGCAAGAAATACAAGCATTGCGTGAGTGCCGATTCGCTTATTACCATCTACAAACGGATGATTTTTTACAAGTCCAAAACATAGGCGAGAGGCTTTATCCAATAAAGTCGGATACAGTTCCTCTCCACCGTATGTTTGGAATGGTGTATTGATAGCTGATTCTAAAAGAGAATCATCGCGTATATCAAGTGAACCTCCGAATTCTTTCACAAGCTGTGAATGTAATAATAAAATTTGTTCTTTAGTAAGGATTTTCATTTTGCAAGTTCCTCATATACGGCCTTATTACGAGTAATTAAATTTTCTGATATAGCTAATACATCATCAGTTTGTGCTGATAATTGTTCATCAGCTTGATTGAATTCTAAAATTAGATAGCGAGGTGAGTTGTTTTTTAGAATTACGGCAGAACCGTACTGGTCAACAAGTCTTGCTACTTTAGAAAAGTTTTGATTGGCTTCGGAAATAGAAACCATTGTTTTGGTATTGACATTCATATTGCATACCTCCATTTCTTTTATATAAATATTATATTCTTATTTTAGGATAAAGTCAACCTAAAATTTAATGGTAAATGGTGAAAACTATGAAAAAATTAAGCTGTGATATTGAAACCTTTTCTGACGTAGACCTTATAAGATGCGGAGTATATAAGTATGCGGACTCTCCTAATTTTGAGATGTTACTGTTTGCATATGCTGTTGATGATGGTGATGTTCATATAATTGATATTGCAGGCGGTGAAGAACTTCCGGAGAAAATAATACAAGCGATAAAATCAGATACCGTTGTGAAAACGGCATATAACGCACAATTTGAGCGTGTGTGTCTGTCAAGGTATCTTAAGCTTCCCGATGGAGAATATCTTAATCCTCAGTCTTGGTACTGCACAGCTGTGCAGGCTGCGGAACTGGCACTGCCTTTGTCACTTGCCGATGTCGGAAGTGTACTCGGATTAGAGAGGCAGAAGATGACTGAGGGCAAGGAGTTAATTAAGTATTTCTGTGTACCGTGCAAGCCGACAAAATCAAACGGAAACTGTACCCGAAACAGACCGTGTCACGATATAAACAAGTGGGAAACATTCAAAAAATACTGTATGCGTGATGTAGACGTTGAACGTCAGATTGCCGATAAACTTAAAATGTATCCTATAAGTGATGAGGAACATCGACTATATGTTCTCGACCAAATAATAAACGACAGAGGGGTATTAGTTGACAGTGAATTGGCTGAGCAGGCGGTAAAGCTTAATTCAATACAGACGGCTGTGGCGGTTGAACAGGCATATATGATAACGGGACTTGAAAATCCTAATTCAGTAACGCAGTTAAAACAGTGGCTCAAGGAAAAGGGTGTGGAAATTGAAAGTCTGTCAAAAAAGTCTGTTAAAAGTCTGGCAGATGAAACAGACGGAGATGTCAGTGAAATGCTGAAACTCCGTCTGCTTATGGCGAAAACGTCCGTCAAGAAATATGAGGCTGTAATACGCAGTGTGTGCAGCGATAACCGTGTACACGGAATGATGCGTTTCTGCGGTGCAAACAGAACGGGAAGATGGTCCGGTAACATTCTGCAGCCGCAAAACCTGCCTCAGAACCATCTGCCGGACTTAACCCTTGCAAGGGATATTGTAAAGGACGGAGATTTTGAGATGCTTGACATGATGTTCGGAAACGTACCGAATGTCCTATCGGAACTTATAAGAACCGTTCTCATTCCAAAACCAAACCATAGATTTATTGTCGCAGACTTTTCGGCTATTGAGGCTCGTGTGCTTGCTTGGATAGCAGGAGAGCAGTGGCGAATAGATACATTCAAAAACGGCGGTGATATTTACTGTGCGTCCGCAAGTAAGATGTTTAAAGTGCCGGTGGAGAAACACGGAGTAAACGGCGAACTGCGTCAAAAGGGGAAAATATCCGAACTTGCCTGCGGTTACGGCGGCTCAGTCGGTGCGTTAAAGAATATGGGTGCTGTTGAGATGGGAGTGCAGGAGAATGAACTTCAGGGCTTAATTAACGATTGGAGAAATGCCAATCCGCATATTGTACGTTTTTGGTACGAAGTCGGCAATGCGGCAATGAAAGCAATAAAAGAAAAAACAACCGTTCCGTTAGGAAAACTTGTGTTTGCGTATGAACGGGGGATATTATTCATACGTCTGCCAAGCGGAAGACGGCTGTCATATATAAAACCTCGAATCGGTACAAATAGGTTCGGCGGTGACAGCATTACATATATGGGGATAAACTCCGCAAAGAAGTGGGACAGACTTGAAACTTTCGGCGGTAAGCTGACAGAGAATATCGTACAAGGGACTGCAAGAGATTTGCTTGCAAATGCACTGATAAATGCGGCAAATGCGGGATATGATACTGTTTTTCACGTTCATGATGAAATTATATGTGAAGTTCCGAACGGTTACGGTTCGGTTGACGAACTGTGCAAGCTGATGTGTATAAAACCCGAATGGGCGGACGGACTTCCGCTTAATGCTGACGGTTTTGAATGTGAGTATTATAAAAAGGAATAACAAAAATGCAAAAGAAAATAAATTTAAAGGGGTACGATTATGAAAATAAGATGTTTGGATAAAAAAGACTGCTTTGCTAATGCAGACGGTTATTGTATTTGCTTAACGAATAATGATTTCGGAGGAAGAAGATGTTCGTTTTATAAGACAAAGACGAAAGCTGCGACAGAACGCAAAAAAGTTGAGAAACAATTAAAACGAAAGGGAAAAACGGGATTAATAGACATGTATAACGGGAGGGGACAATGAAAATATCTGTCGGGAACAGCCGTACATCAAGAGCGTGGAAGATTAAAGAATTTTCGTGGGAGAAATTTGTTCAGAAGTGTTCTCAGACAATACGAACGGCTGAAACGGTGCAGGAATATCGTAAACTTCCTAAAGGTCAGCAGGATAATATCAAAGATGTGGGCGGATTTGTCGGAGGTGAACTTCGCAGCGGTCTAAGGAGAAAAGATACTGTGATTAACCGATGTCTGCTCACTCTTGATGCGGATTACGCAGACGAGGATTTTTGGGAGCAGATTGAACTGTTCTTTAATTTCAAATGCCTGATATATTCCACACACAAGCATACTGCACAAACACCGAGATTCAGGCTTATTATCCCTCTGTCACGTCCTGTTACGGCAGATGAATATACGGCGGTTGCACGCAGAATAGCGGCAGATATAGGCATAGAACAGTTTGACGATACAACGTATCAGCCGCATAGACTTATGTATTGGCCGTCAACATCTTCTGACGGTGAGTTTGTATTTCAGCACCGTGACGGTGAAGAAATAGATGCGGACGCAGTGCTTGCACGTTATAAAGACTGGCATGATACTTCTGAATATCCTGTTTCGTCAAGACAGAAAAAAATTGTATCACACGCATTGAAGAAACAGGCAGACCCTCTGACAAAGCAGGGAATAGTAGGTGCATTTTGCCGTGCATATACGATACAGGACGCAATAAGCACATTCCTTTCAGATGTATATGAACCAAGCAGTCTGAACGGCCGTTATGATTATATCCCCGCCGATTCCGTAGCCGGAGTGATAGTGTATAATGACAAGTTTGCATACTCTCATCACGCAACAGACCCTGCCTGCGGTAAGCTGTGCAACAGCTTTGATTTGGTGCGGATACATAAGTTTTCATATCTTGACAAAGATGAAACCGACAGTGAGAAATCAGCCTCATTTAAAGCAATGACAGACTTTGCAATGCAGGACGGCAGAGTTAAAGAACAGACACTGACGGATAAGGAAAAGGCTGTGTATGAGGAGTTTTCTGTGATTGATGACAATGACGATACATCGTGGCATAAGTATTTGTCTGTAAATAAGCACGGCGATGTAGAGAACAGCATACAAAACCTCACGATAATACTTCAGAACGATCCGAAACTAAAGGGAATAGTTTTTAACGAACTGTCGGACTGTATAGAAATTAACGGTGATGTACCGTGGCAGCACCCGTCTAAGTATTGGCGGGACGCTGATGACGCACAGCTGCTTACATATCTTACATACAGCTACGGTAAATTCACAAGAGTGAATTATGATGTGGCACTTGCAAAAGTTGTTGATGACCGTTCGTTCCATCCGATACGGCAGTATCTTGACGGTCTGCCGAAGTGGGATAAGCAGAAACGTGTAGATACGCTTTTAACGGATTACCTTGGTGCAGAGGACAATCCATACACTCGTGCGGTTATCCGTAAAACACTATGCGGAGCGGTAGCAAGAGTAATGGTGCCGGGAATAAAGTTTGACACTATGCTTGTACTGTCAGGACCGCAGGGAATAGGAAAGTCGACGATTATATCCAAGCTGTGCGGTGAGTGGTTTAACGATTCGCTTTTATTATCCGATACGAAGGATAAGACGGCGGCGGAGAAGCTACAGGGATTTTGGATTTTAGAGATAGGCGAGCTTGCAGGACTTAAGAAAACTGAGATTGAAACACTGCGCGGCTTTATATCAAGGCAGAACGATGTGTTCCGTGCGTCCTTCGGTCGCAGAGCGACGCCGCATTTAAGACAGTGTATTTTCATAGGCACAACGAATGCGGAACACGGATACCTCAGAGATACTACGGGCAACCGACGTTTTTTCCCTGTTAAGGTATCGGGGAACTCGGAGAAAAAGCCGTGGCAGATTACGCAGAATGAAATAGACCAGATTTGGGCGGAGGCGCTTGTGTATTACAGGAACAAGGAACCGCTTATTCTTGATGAGCAGACGGAGAAACTTGCTAAGAAACTTCAGCGTGAGGCTATGGAAACAGACGAACGTGAGGGTATGGTGCGTGAATACCTTGAAACATTGCTGCCTGTAAATTGGAATGAAATGTCCTTGTATGAACGTCGGAATTTTCTTGACGGAAGTGAATTCGGAGAGGTGAATATTAAAGGGGAAATAAAGCGTCAGAAGGTATGCAATATGGAAATATGGTGTGAATGTTTCGGTAAGGCGAAAGCGGATTTGAAAAGGATTGACGCAAATGCCATATCTGCCATTATGGCAAAAATAGAGGGCTGGCAGAAGATGAGCAAAAAGAGCCGTTTCGGAATTTACGGAGCGGCAGCAGGTTACGAAAGGACAGAGGTATAGACTTCTATACCTGTTTTGTGTTCCGATGTAACCGAAAAGTTCCGTAAAAAAGCTTGGTTCGGAACACTCGAAAACGGCATAAAACCTATATAAATTAAAGGTAATGTTCCGATGTTACCTAAAAAGTTATATAGATTATATATTATTATATTAAAAATTACGCACATATATATACGCGCGTAGGATATAGGGAACGGAAGGAACTTCGGAACTTGTATGGGAGGTAAAATGCGTGAGAATGAGATAGAAAAAATGCTTGTGAATGCAGTGAAAATACACGGAGGTCTTGCACTGAAATTTGTATCGCCGAACTTTAACGGTATGCCCGACAGATTGATTTTGCTGCCTTTCGGAAAAATTGCATTTGCAGAGATGAAAGCACCAGGACGGAAAATGAGGAGCATACAGATAAAGCGAAAAAGGCAATTAGAAGCATTAGGGTTTTTGGTGTATTGCATTGACGATACGGAACAAATCGGAGGTGTGCTTGATGAAATTGAACAGAGCTAATTTGCATGAGTATCAAAAGTACGGTGTTGATTTTATAATAAACAATCCGATTTCGGCACTTATGCTGGAATGCGGTCTTGGCAAGACGATAACAACACTCACAGCTGTAAGTGACCTCATGTATGATTATTTTGAGATTTCAAAAGTCCTTATAATAGCTCCTCTCAGAGTTGGACTGTCGGTATGGAAACAGGAGTGTGACAAATGGGAACAGTTAAAATACCTGAGATGTTCAATAGCAATCGGCAGTGCGGACGAAAGGGAAAAAGCCTTAAAAGCAGACGCAGACATTTATATCATAAACCGTGAAAATGTAGAGTGGCTTGTAAATAGCGGTCACATTGATTTTGATATGGTTGTGATAGACGAACTCAGTTCGTTTAAATCCCATCAAAGCAAACGGTTTAAAGCACTGCGTAAGGTCAGACCTAAGTTTGACAGAATTGTAGGTCTGACAGGAACACCTGCACCTAACGGCTTGATTGATTTGTGGGCTGAGATAAATCTGCTGGATATGGGAGAAAGGCTCGGAAGATATATAACAGGTTTTCGTGATGAATATTTCAAACCGGATAAACGAAACGGTGCGATTGTGTATTCATACAAGCCGTTGGTTAATGCAGAAAAAAGGATATATGAGAAAATATCGGATATATGTATTTCGATGAAAGCAACGGATTATATCAAAATGCCTGAAAGAATAGACAATATTTACGAAGTTGAGATGAACGATAAAGAGATGAAACTTTATCGGAAACTTGAAAAGGAAATGTTTCTGCCGTTTGCCGACGGTGATATTGATGCAGTGAATGCGGCGAGTCTCAGCAATAAACTGCTGCAGCTTGCAAACGGTGCGGTTTATGATGAAAACCAAAATGTGAAGAAAATACATAATCGTAAACTTGAAGCTTTGGAGGATTTAATTGAGGCGTCAAACGGAAAGAGCATACTTGTTTATTACGGCTATAAGCACGATAAGGACAGAATAGCAGAAAAATTTAATATCCGTGAGATAAAAACGGAACGGGATATTTGCGATTGGAATAACGGTAAAATACAAATTGCGTTGGCACATCCGGCAAGCTGCGGACACGGACTGAATTTGCAGAAAGGCGGAAGCACGATTATATGGTTCGGACTGACGTGGAGTTTGGAGCTGTATCAGCAGGCGAATGCAAGACTTTATAGGCAGGGACAGAACAACACGGTAGTTGTTCATCATATTGTGACCAAAGGTACGGTTGATGAAGATGTGATGACGGCTTTAAATGATAAAGACATGGGACAGGCTTCTTTGATGGAGGCTATAAAAGCAAGGATGGAGGGAATATACAAATGACGGCAAAGGAATATTTAAGTCAGCTTATAACAATGGATAATGCGATAAACAGAAAACAACAGCGTCTTATGACACTTCGTGATGTTGCAATGAATACCACTCCGAATTACAGCGGAGAAACAGTTCAGCATACACGGAATAAAAATCCGCTTGAAAATATAATGACAAAGATAATCGATATTGACCGTGATATTGACAGAGATATTGATGAACTTGTCGATTTTAAAGCAGAAGTATGGGAAAAGCTTGATAAAATCGCAGATGAAAGATATAAACGGATTTTGTGGCTTAGATATGCCGACCGTAAAACGTGGAGATATATTGCGTTGGAACTTAATTTTACAATACGGTATATTCATAAAATGCACTTGAAAGCTTTGGCTGAACTTGATAAAATCATATAAAAAGAAAATTGGACACTATAGTTCACGCAAGTTCACTTCAGTTCACTCTTGAACATCGTAAAAAAGTGTGTTATGCTATAATCGCGAGAGAAGAATAAACAGAGAGATGATATGTAACAGTCGGCTTTGTGTATTGTTCCAATAATTGAGGTTGTATTATTCCGATACACTTGATATTATTCCGATAATACGGTATTGCAGGGAAGATTAGAAATAAATATTTAAGACTTGAAAGTGAAAAGTTATACAAAGAAGGATGTTTCCTATACGGAGCGTCCTTTTTTCGTTGGAGGAAAGAATATGCCATATAGACCAAAGAAACCATGCAGACATCCGGGCTGTGCAAATTTAACTGACGGAAGATATTGTGAGGAACATATATCATGTCACCCTGAAGTTACTCGCTCAGCCACAAAGCGTGGATACGGAAGTAAATGGAGAACATCAAGTAAGGCATATCTTAGAGAACATCCTCTGTGCGAGATTTGTAAGAGGAACGGGAAATACGTTCAAGCTACGGTGGTTGACCATATCAAACCGCACAGAGGTGATAATAAATTGTTTTGGGATAAAAGCAACTGGCAGAGCCTTTGTAAGAGCTGTCATGATAAAAAAACGGGACGGTTTGACAGTAAACCTACATACAGTTACTGAAATCGTCCCGATATTTATTTGTCGAACAAATCGCTGTGTGTTCCTGTTCTTTGCAGTGTAAGAACAAGAATGTTTTTTTCAATGCGATACATCAACAGCCAATCCGGTTGAATATGACATTCACGGTAATCCTTGAGATTGCCTGTTAACTGATGGTCATTGTATTCTTCCGGCAATGTCTGTTCTGCGGCAAGCATACGAATTACATCGTCAAGAAGCTCAATGTTTAGGTTGCGCTTGATTGCGAGTTTGTAGTCTTTTTTAAATCTGGAAGTCCAGATGACTTTTAGATTCATGACTTCAACTCCTTTAGAGCGTCTTCAACATCATATGCCTTTAAATTGGGATCGCGCAACATACGCTCGGTTTCAAGCATTGCCGCCACTGTTTCTGAGTTGGGTGTGTTTATAGTTATGTCGAACGGAATACGTCCTTCGCGTACTGACTGACGCAGAAAAATGTTAAACGCTGTGGTCATATTCATACCAAGCTGAGAAAACAGTGTATCGGCTTGAGCTTTCAAGTCGCTGTCAATGCGAAAACTTACATTTGATATGTTAGCCATGTAAAATCACTCCTTCCGTTGATTGTAGTATTATTATAACATATTAGACTGCTAATATCAAGCTAATAAAACGCAATCAGCAGTTTAATATATAAATATTATATGCAATTATAATAAAGATATCATAGGCAGCGAAGCAAATAAAAAATATATAATCGGTTAAAGGTTTACAATCCCGAATGAACAAATAATCGGGCATTTTATGGGTACACTCTCCCCAAGGGGCTATATAATCTTAAAAAAATGGGTGAGCGTAGACCGTTGCCCCCATTTACGCAAATTTTCGCAAAATTAAGCAAGGGGGCCTAAAAACGGTCACATTAAAATTATCGCATAACTAAATATACACTTGCATTATTGCATACTTGAAATCGTCCTCAAGTGTGCATTTTTTATTGCTTTTTAATATAAAAAAGGTTCACAAAAATGTGAACCGATTATTATCAGGGCTACAAACGAAAATTCAATGAAGCTATTTGGTATTACAAAAGTAAATTGAACACTGACAATAAAATAATATAAAAACAGTAAAATCTTCATAAGCATTCCTCCTCCTAAAACGCGATTCTTTTCGTTTGCTCTGAACCACACTTGGTCTGGTGAGTCATAGAGGAGCTTAATAGATGACTCATAAATATTATATCACAACATTATGAAGATTTCAATTATTCGGCTGTTGTTTATTGAATTTTACTGATAGAGGAGAACAGTTTATGACCGAAGAACAGAAAATTAAAATTCGCAGAATGCGGCTTGACGGTAACGGATATAAGCATATTGCAAGTACACTTATTCTGCCGCTGAGTACAGTGAAATCATATTGTAAACGGAACGGACTTGTAGGCGTAGGACCAGTGGTGGCAATGAACAACGATGTATCTGTACAGCTTGGACTTATCTGTCGGAACTGCGGAAAACGGCTTAAGCATACAGCAGGCAAAAAAAGAAAAGTTTTTTGCTCGGACAAATGCAGAAAACAATATTGGAATCTACATAACGGAGGAAAAGTATGATTGAACATATAGAACCGAAAGCAACAGCAGACGGAGTTGCAGTGTATTGTGCTCACGATAAAATTGTCGATACGGACAGCTTGGTGGGCAATCCGAGAAATCCGAACAAGCACCCTAAAGAACAGATAACAGCATTGGCTAAAATCATAAAACGTCAAGGCTGGCGACATCCGATTGTAGTGTCAAACCGTTCCGGATTTGTGGTAAAAGGTCACGGAAGACTTCTTGCTGCAAAAGAAATCGGAGCAAAGCAAGTGCCTGTGGATTTTCAGGACTATGAAAGTGAAGCTTCGGAATATGCCGACCTTATGGCAGATAATAAAATACAGGAGTTTTCAGAACTTGATATGAAAATGTCTGCTGATATTTTACAAGATATAAAGGACAGCGGTGACATTGAACTTGAGATGTCTGCATTTACGGAAGAAGCACTTAATGAACTTCTCACAAAATCGCAAGAGGGTGAAGTTAAAGAAGATGATGCAGATTTGACACCTCCGAAAAATCCGATGTCTGAACAAGGTGATATATGGCTTTTGGGAAAACACAGATTAATATGCGGTGACAGTACAAAAGCGGAAACGTATGAAAACTTGATGAATGGCAAAAAAGCGAATCTTGTTGTAACAGATCCGCCGTATAATGTTGCATACGAGGGTACGGCAGGTACTATTCAAAATGACAGCATGGAGGACGGAAAGTTTTATGAATTTCTGTTTTCAGCTTTTAAGTGTATGTATGATGTTTGTGCGGATGGTGCAAGTATTTATGTTTTTCATGCTGATAAGGAAAGTATAAATTTCAGAACGGCATTTCGTGATGCCGGATTTTTCTGTCATCAAACGTGTATATGGGTGAAAAATACACCCGTGCTCGGCAGATGTGATTATCAGTATTGTCATGAGCCTATACTTGTTGGATGGAAACCTACTGCCGGACATAAGTGGTACTCTGACAGAAAACAAAGAACGGTATGGAATTTTGACAAGCCGAAGAAATCGGAACTTCATCCGACAACAAAACCAATACCGCTTGTGGCATATCCGATACAAAATTCAAGTGTGGTCAATTCAGTTATTCTTGAACCGTTCGGCGGCAGCGGAAGTACATTGATTGCGTGCGAACAGACTGACCGTATATGTTATGCGATTGAGATTGATGAGAAGTTTGTAGATGTAATTGTAAGACGTTATGTGGATTTTAAAGAAAATTCAGATGACGTTTTTTTATTGCGTAACGGTGAAAAAATTCCGTACAGTGAGGTATTGACTAATGAGTAATTTAACACTTGGCTCATTATTTGACGGCAGCGGAGGTTTTCCTCTTGCCGGAATGATGGCTGGAATTACGCCTATATGGGCGAGTGAAATCGAACCATTTCCTATTCGGGTTACTACCAAGCGTATTCCGCATATGAAACACTACGGGGATATTTCAAAAATGAACGGCGGAAAGATTGAGCCGGTTGATATAATTACATTCGGGAGTCCTTGTCAAAACTTGTCTTTGGCAGGAAAACGTGAAGGGCTAAACGGTGAAAAATCATCAATGTTTTTTGAGGCGATTCGGGTTATAAAGGAAATGAGGGAGAGTACAAATGGAGAATATCCGAGATGGATTGTGTGGGAGAATGTGCCGGGAGCAATGTCAAGCTCAAAAGGACAGGATTTTAGGACAGTCCTTGAAGAAATCTGCAAAATCAAAGATGAAACCGTACATATTCCTATGCCTGAGAAGAAATGGACAACAGCCGGAGAAATTGTGGGAAATGATTATTCCGTTGCCTATCGAATACTCGATGCGCAATACTTCGGAGTCCCTCAAAGACGCAGAAGAATCTTTCTTGTCGCAGATTTTGCAGGAGAATGTGCCAGAAAAGTATTATTTGAGTCAGAGAGCGTGTTCGGGAATTTTAAGAAGAGCCTCTGCTCGTGGCAAGGAACTGCCGGAACTGCTGAAACGGGCATTGGAGAAACAGGCACAATATGTTTAAACGATCAAGGCGGAGAACGTATAGATGTGACGCAAGACAAAACAACTACATTGAGAGCACAGGCACATCATCCGCCGTGTGTAATGTTTGAAAATCACTCTCAAGATACAAGATATATAGGTCCGTTGGAAGTATCACAGACAGTGCTTGCAACTTTCGGAACGGGCGGTAATAATCAGCCGTTTGTCGTACATACACCAAAAACTTTAAAAATCAGATGCGGATGTGACGGCGGTGGTAAAGGTGCATTGATACAAGAAAATAAGTCGGCAACATTAAGCTGTAATAATGACCAGACCTTATTTGAACCGAAAGTGTACGGGATATGTTCAAACGATAGCAATTCGATGAAGTCTGACAATCCGAACAGCGGAATATATGCGGCAGATACTTCTCGCACCATTGACTGCGGAGGTGTAAATCCGTCATCTAATCAAGGAGGTATGGCTGTTGTTGTATTAAAGGGTTCAATGATTGGACGTAAGGAGAAAAACGGACCGAACGGCAGCGGATTTAATCAGGATACATCATTTACATTAAATACAGTTGACCGACATGCGGTTGCATACGGAATTGACCGTGCTGCATTTAATCAAGGACAAAATGCGTTATATGATTTTGCAATAGAAAAAGAGAAACAGCCGACAATGGTGGCAAAAGGTCCGGGAGCGGTAGCCGAACCTGCATATTCGGCAAGCAAGGCATCATTCTTTACAAGTGCCGAAAAAGAATGTGCAAATACACTTGTTGCAAGCGATTACAAAGACCCTCCGCTTGTAAATGATACAAACGGTACGGAATATATAGTAAGACGTCTGACACCTAAAGAATGTGCTCTGCTGCAAGGGTTCCCTGTATGGTGGTGTGACGGTTTGGAAACAGAAAATCCTACGGAAGAAGAAATTCAGAAATGGTCGGACATTTTTGAAAATCACAGAAAAGCACTTTGTAAAAGTACAAAACCGAAAACAAGAAATCAGATTATAAAGTGGCTTAAAAATCCTCATTCCGACAGTGCGGAATATACGATGTGGGGAAATGGTGTTGCACTTCCGTGCGTGTTCTATGTATTGAACGGAATTGCTCACTATGCTGAACTCACAAATTCTGTAATATAATATTGTGTACTATACACCTTGATATATTTTCTGCATGACGGTAATATGTGCTTAACAAAAAAATAAAGGAGGATTACCGTAATGGAGATTAAATATAATCTGACAGGAACGGACAGAAAGGCTCTTGTGAAAGCAGTTAGCAATATAATCGGAAAAAAGTCTAAATATCTTGGAGCACCGTCGTTTGCTTATCAAATTGGAGACTACTGTACAGTTACGAGTGACGGAACACTTAAAATTTCACACGACACCGACAATGATAAGGTTGAGCATTTACTTGAAAAGCTGTATGAGTGCGGATATGAAACCGAGAATGATGAAAATGTTGATATTTCAGATACAAATAAAGATTTTGAAAGTGAAACAATAGGCTGTTCAATCGGACTGCCGATTGCAAAATTATCTGATAAACCTTGTAGCGATAAAATAATTGCAAATCTCAAAGCGATTATTGCGGGTAAAATGACCTTGTTTCAAAAAGCGGTCGGTACGGATAAGGAACTGAAAGTTGAATGGAACAAGGATGAAATATGGTTTGACTGGTTTGACAGCGTAATTCCAAATGAAAAGCTTGGACTGTATATATCACTTTTCAAAGCCCTTTACCAAATGGCGGAAAAAGCTGTAAGAGTGAATACAAAGGATAAGCCGGTTGACAACGAAAAATTTGCAATGCGTACATTCTTAAACCGTATCGGTTTATCAGGTATTGAATATAAACCGCTCCGTAAGGAACTGATGAGAAATCTCAGCGGTGACGGTGCATTTCGCTACGGCAGACCGGAGCGATGTAAGTAAGAAAGATAAACACGAACTCAATATACAGCCGTAATGTACACAAATTATAGTGTATATTATTGTGTACTAATCGTATTGATATAATCTCCGTATGACGGTAATATGTGTTACAAGAAAAGGGCAGAAAGCCTAAAAACGGAGGAAATACAATGAACGAGAAAACAAGAATTCAGATTGAGGAAATGAAAAGACAGACCATCGGTGTTGAGGTTGAAATGAACAACATTACAAGAGAAAATGCTGCGAGAATAGCCGCAGACTATTTCGGAACAGGCAGATACAAATATACAGCAGACAGAAACGGTTATTACACTTGGTCAGCTTGGGACACGGAGGGCAGAGAATGGAAGTTCCAAAGAGATGTAAGCATTGCAGGGGTTGACAGTGAGAAATGCGAATTGGTAACGCCGATTCTTAAATACGAAGATATTCCGCTTTTGCAGGAACTTATAAGAAGACTTAGAAAAGCGAAAGCCAAAAGCGATGCAACACGAGGATGCGGTGTACATATTCATATCGGTGCTAACGGACACACAGCACAGACACTTAGAAATCTTGCAAACATAATGGCAAGCCACGAAAGCCTCATAGCAAGTGCATTAAATATTTCACAGAGCAGAATAAACAATTACTGCAGAATGGTAAGTCCGAAATTTCTTGATAACCTTAACAGAAGAAAGCCAAGAACAATGTCGGAATTAGCGGATATTTGGTACACATCAAACGGTGCAAACTACGGCAGAACACAGCATTACAACGACAGCAGATACCATATGCTGAATCTACACGCAACTTTTACAAAAGGAACGGTTGAATTCAGACTTTTTCAATTCGATGCACCGTCCAACGGAAAACAAAACGGCTTACACGCAGGACAGTTAAAAAGCTACATTCAGCTTTGCCTTGCACTCAGTCAGATGGCAAAAACACTAAAGTCAGCAAGTCCGAAACCACAGCAGACTGAAAATCCTAAATACGCAATGAGAACATGGCTTTTAAGACTTGGATTTATCGGTGAAGAATTTGCAACGGCAAGAGAAATCATTACAAAACACCTTGACGGAGATGCATCATTCAGAAATGGCAGAATGGCATAACCGAAGAAAACAGCCTCCTATAACCTTAAAACTGTGACCGCATTTGGCGGTCTTAAGGTGGTAGAAGGGTGTTTCCTTCGGAAAGGATATGATAATAATGAAACGGTATTACTTAGCTTACGGCAGTAACCTTTACACACCGCAAATGCGGTATCGCTGTCCGTCGGCACGGCTTATGGGAACTGCGGTTATAGAGAATTACAAGCTGATGTTCAAGAAAAGCAAAACGGGCTCTTATCTGACCGTTGAACCGAAACAAGGTGCGGAAGTCCCTGTTGCCGTGTGGCAGTTGACAACAGAGGGCGAACGGTCGCTTGACCGCTACGAGGGGTATCCGAAATATTATTATAAAAAGGAATTTCAAGTAACGGTAACAGGAATTAAGACGGGCAAAAAACGTGAACGCACAGCATTTGCATATATATTGGACGAAAACAGACCGAGCGGTGTTCCGTCAATGAGTTATGTTATGACTTGTCTTTGGGGATACAGAAACTTCGGATTTGATTCAAAACAGTTGTTACACGCTATTGACGAAAGCAAAAAGGAGACAATGATATGAAGAAGTATGAAGATATAAAAACAGCCATATGTCCTAAATGCGGACAGGAATACACGGGCAGACCAGCATTATCAAGAGCAGATAACAAAACAATGATTTGTCCTGACTGCGGAATACATGAGGCTCTTGAAAATATCGGTGTAGGTAAAGAGGAGCAGAATGAAATACTTGAAATTATACACCGCAGTATGAGAGAGAAAGACAAATAATTCTGAAACAGTTACAGCCAACGGACGGTTTAAGCCGTCCTTATGGCAGTAGAAGCGGTATTACAAAAATCAACCGCTCAGAAAGGACGAAATATTATGAAAACAAAAATCTACGGAGCATACGGCTCAAACATTAATTTGGAACAGATGGCGTATAGATGTCCGCATGCTGAAGTGTACAAGGTGGGGTACATAAACGGCTATCGGCTCACATTCAGGAGCGGAGGCTTTGCCAACATTGAAAAATCTGAAGGAGACCGAGTGCCTGTTCTGCTTTGGGTTATTACAGAACAGTGCGAAAAGACACTTGACCATTATGAGGGTTATCCGAGCTTTTATATCAAGCAGAATATTTCGGTGGAAATTGATAACGGCGAAGATACGATTGAAGCGATGTTCTATGTTATGGACGATAAATACTGTCAAAATATGCAGACACCGACAGAGTATTATTACGGAGGAATAGAACGCGGGTATAAATCTAACGGTATGCCCGTGGAGGAATTAAAGACGGCATTTGAACGCTGTATGGCGGAGGTGAATTGAGATGGATAATTTTTTTACACAGAAAAACTGTGACCGATGCGGAAAGTCTTTAAAAGACGGTCGAATTCAAAGTATGTTTAATAGCGAATGTATCTGTATGGACTGCAAGAAAAAAGAATGTACCGATTCGGAATACAAAAAGTCACAAGACGCCGACATTGCAGAAATTCGCAAGGGAAACTATAACTTTAAGGGAATACGAGGGTAGTATATACACAAATAAAGGCTGTACTTTTTGTATAGTAATGGTATTGATAAAGTCCTCACATAACGGTAATATGTGTACAACAAAGAGATAAACAGACCGAGAAAACGGAGGAAAACAAAATGCTAAAATTAAAGAAACTTTACAGCCTTATCAACCGAAACGCAACAATAAAATTGGTTAATGAAAAACATACAGACGTTTATTTCTGCGGAACAGTTAAAGATATTCCTGACCAATATGATTTATGGAAAGTAGTTGACCTTTTTGAACTAAACAGCTATGAATATGAGATTATGATTACAGAAAAATAAGAAAATACAATTTTTAAACCGCCTTAAATGGCGGTTTTTTGTATGAAAATTTTTAATGACAAGAAATTTATACGAATGGAGGTGATACGCTTGGCACAGAGGGGCAGAAAGCCGAAACCAACGGCAGTAAAACAGCTTGAGGGTAATCCAGGCAAGAGACAGTTAAACGCAAATGAGCCGAAACCTGCGGCTCGTGCACCGTCTTGTCCGAAATGGCTTGAAGATGATGCGAAAAAGGAATGGAGACGTCTTGCGAAACAGATGGAACAGCTCGGTATTCTAACAGAAGTTGATATGGCGGCTTTTGCGGGATATTGCCAAGCTTATGCACGTTGGAAAGAAGCAGAAGAATTTATATCAAGACACGGTGCTATTGTCAAAACTCCGAGCGGATATTGGCAGCAAGTGCCGCAGGTATCTATTGCTCAGCAGTATATGAAACAGATGAGCAAGTTCTGTGAACAGTTCGGTCTTACTCCTGCGTCAAGGTCAAGAATTGTAACAGACAGAGGCAATGACAGCAGTGATGACGCAATGGAACAGCTTCTTTCATTGGGCGGAGAGAAAAAGTAATGTATGACGAAAATAAAGCAAAACGTGCAGTTACATTTATAAATGCACTTAAACATACAAAAGGCAAATGGCGGGGTGTGCCTTTTGAATTGCTGCCGTGGCAGGATAAAATAATAAATGATGTGTTCGGTACGGTAAAGGAGAACGGATACAGACAATACAACACAGCATATGTTGAAATACCGAAGAAGATGGGTAAGTCAGAACTTGCAGCAGGAGTGGCGCTGTATCTTACATGCGGTGACGGTGAATGGGGTGCAGAAGTATACGGCTGTGCAAGTGACCGTCAGCAGGCAAGTATTGTGTTTGATGTGGCGGTGGATATGGTCGAACAATGTCCTGCTTTGAAAAAGAGAATTAAGCCTGTTATGTCAGTAAAAAGACTTGTGTATAAACCGACTAATTCATATTATCAAGTGCTGTCGAGTGAGGCTTTTACAAAACACGGTCTTAATGTTCACGGCGTAATATTTGATGAACTGCATTCACAGCCGAACCGTGAATTGTTTGATGTAATGACAAAAGGTTCAGGTGATGCACGAACACAGCCACTGTTCTTTCTTATAACTACTGCCGGAACAGACCGAAACAGCATATGTTTTGAACAGCACCAAAAGGCAGTTGACATTTTGGAAGGCAGAAAAATCGATCCGACATTTTATCCTGTTATATACGGAATAGAAGATACAGATGACTGGACAGATGAACGTAATTGGTATAAAGCAAATCCCTCGCTCGGACATACAGTTGACATTGAAAAAGTCCGTGCCGCATTTTTGTCGGCAAAGGAAAATCCGGCTGAGGAAAATCTGTTCAGACAGCTCCGACTTAATCAGTGGGTTAAGCAGTCAACAAGATGGATGCAGATGGAGAAATGGGATGCGTGTGATGAAGTAATAAATCTTGATACACTTATCGGAAGGGAATGCTATGCAGGTCTTGACCTTTCAACAACACTTGACCTTACGGCATTTGTTTTGGTGTTCCCTCCGAGAAACGATACAGAAAAATATATAATTGTTCCGTATTTTTGGATACCGGAAGAAAATCTTCGTCAGCGTGTCCGACGTGACCATGTTCCGTATGATGTATGGAAAGCAAACGGATTTATACGAACAACAGAGGGGAATGTAGTTGACTACCGAAGAATTGAAGCTGACATAAAGGATATTGCAAGCAAGTACGTTGTGCGTGAAATAGCATATGACAGATATAATGCAACACAGATAATTCTTAATTTGCAGGATGAAGGCTTGACGATGATACCTTTCGGACAAGGCTTTAAGGATATGTCACCGCCGACCAAGGAACTTTACTCGCTTGTTCTGAAAGAAAAGATTATACATAACAATCATCCTGTACTCAGATGGAATTTTGATAATGTATGCGTAGAAACAGACTCGGCAGAAAATATTAAACTTTCTAAGAAACACAGTACCGAACGTATAGACGGTGCGGTTGCAGCAGTAATGGCACTCGACAGAGCAGTTCGTAACGGCGGACAGCAGGGAAGTGTTTATGACAGCAGGGGTATTATTGTATTTTAAGATAAATTAACATAAAAATATTTAGGTAAATTTATTGACTTTTTGGCTTGGATTGAGTATAATAATCATAGAAAGAATAATACTATATATGTCGGGAGGTTTTTAGTATGGGAACTATTAATAATCAAATTCTTAATTTTGCCGATAAACTTATACCTATTTCTGATTTTAGTAAAGGAAAAACTGCACAGATATTTGAAGACGTAAAAAATAATAATGCAGAATATATTGTACTGAAAAATAATCAGCCGACAGCGTTGGTTATTTCTATTGACAATTATCGTGAAATGGCAGATAAGGCAGCAAAGATGGAACTATTACTTGATAAAATCGAAGAGAAAAGGCTTCTTGGTATTGCGAATGAAAGAATGAGCGATGGTCATGAAACCACAGATTTTAACGATGTAATTACTGAGTTGGGTTTTACAGAAGAAGAAATATATAATGGTATAGATGATGTGGAGTTTGAATAATGTGGCAAGTTAAATTCTTAAATGAAGCAAAGAAAGATTTGGCGAAATTAGATAATTCACTGAAAGGGCAGGTATTAAAGGGGATTGCAAAAGTAAGAACAAATCCTCTGCCTGTTCCGCATGGTTATGGTAAGCCATTGGGAAACAAAGGTGGAAATAATTTGACTGGATTTTTCAAAATAAAATATAAAGGTATCGGAATTAGGGTAGTATATTCTCTTGTGTCAGAAGAAAAAATAATGAACATAGTTGTAATATCACAAAGGGATGATGAGTATTGCTATGAAATAGCAGCAAAATTGTATAATAAATATGGTGACGATATTTTTAGTAATATGTTCAGTGAGTAATATGTATATATTTTAAAAGTAAATAGTGCGAATTGAAAAATATAATTACAATTAAGATGAGGTTGAATGTGAATTGGGAAGAGCCAAACAAAAACGCAATAGAAAGATAAAAAAAGGGGAACGCGTGCGATTTGATTTACAAAATTCGCCTAAAAAGTTGGATGGGTGTCTATGTTTAATGATATTATTAGCATTATTTCATTTGTTGGATTATTGATAAGTTTTATTGTTAAAAGTGATATTCCATCCCGATTACTCGAGGGTAAATTAAATAAATAGATTTTTAGCATCTCATTAGAGGTGCTTTTTTTATGGGAGGAAATATGGGGGTTATAAAATCAATATTCAAACCAAGAGACAAGCCAAAAAATCATACCGGTGACAGTATTGGAGGAGGACGTTCGTTTCCGTTCGGCAGGTCGTGGTCGGGAAAGTCTGTGACGGAACGGTCGGCTATGCAGACAACAGCAGTATATGCGTGTGTTCGTATCATATCGGAAACGGTAGCAAGTCTGCCGATTCATCTTTATGAATACACGGACAGCGGAAAAGAGCGAGCCTTTACGCATCCGCTGTACAGACTTCTGCATGATATACCCAATCCCGAAATGAACAGTTTTATAATGCGTGAGGTTATGATGTCACATCTGCTTTTGTGGGGGAATTCGTATTCACAGATTATCCGAAACGGTAAAGGTGAGGTTACGGCACTGTATCCGCTTATGCCGGAAAAGATGCGTATAGACAGAGGTGCGGACACAAAAATATATTACACATATAACAGTGATAAGCAGGGGACATTTGTATTTTGCAAAGATGAAATTCTGCATATAGTCGGATTGGGATTTGACGGACTTGTGGGATACTCGCCGATTGCTATGGCTAAGAATGCGATAGGACTTTCTATTGCTGCCGAAGAATACGGCTCAAGTTTTTTCTCAAACAGCGGTACACCAAGCGGAGTTTTGGAACATCCGGGAGTTTTGAAAGAGCCTGAAAAAGTTCGTGACGCATGGAATGACGCATACGGCGGAAGTTCAAATGCACACAAGGTTGCAGTGTTGGAAGAAGGAATGAAATTCAATCCGATTTCGATAAATCCTCATGAGGCACAGTTTCTTGAAACAAGAAAATTTCAGGTGAATGAAATATGCAGAATATTTCGTGTTCCTCCGCATATGATTGCCGATTTGGAAAAATCAAGTTTTAACAATATAGAACAGCAGTCGCTTGATTTTGTAACGAATACAATCCGACCGTGGCTTGTGAGGATAGAGCAGACAATATTTCAGCAGCTTCTGACAGAAGGAGAACAGAAGAAATACTTCGTAAAATTCAATGTTGACGGACTTCTGCGAGGGGATTTTAAAAGCCGTATGAGCGGATACGCTATCGGCAGACAGAATGGATGGTACAGTGCAAACGATATAAGGGAATTGGAGGATATGAATAAAATACCTAAAGAGCTTGGCGGTGACAGATATTTATGTAACGGCAATATGGTTGATATAAATAATGCCGGAAATTACAACAGCGGGGGTGAAAGTGAAAATGAGTAAATTTTGGAGGTTCAAGACTGTTAAAAACAAAATAGACGAAGAAAATGAAAGCACAGAAAATGTGCTTTTTTTAAATGGCGTAATTGCGGAAGAAAGCTGGTACAGCGATGATGTAACACCGAAAATGTTCCGTGATGAACTTAATCGGTACTACGGTGATATTACGGTATGGATAAACAGTCCGGGCGGTGACTGTTTTGCGGCAAGTGAAATATATACGGCACTGAAAGAACATAACGGCAAAATTACCGTTAAAATAAACGGCATTGCGGCAAGTGCGGCATCTGTAATTGCAATGGCTGGGGATATGGTTGAGATGTCTCCGACATCAATGATTATGATACATAATCCTTCAATGATGCTTTACGGACAGGCATCGGAACTTGAACAAGGTATTGATTTTCTTAACGAAGTAAAGGAATCAATTATAAATGCTTATCAGATAAAGACCGGACTGTCACGAAGCAAACTGTCACATTTGATGGACGGAGAAACATGGATGAATGCACATTCGGCACATGATATGGGGTTCTGCGACAAAATCCTATACGGCAATGATGACAGCACTGATAATCAAGATATGATTTTTGACAAAACAACAATGGTGACCAATACCATTGCCGCAATGCGCAAGAAACTTAAGCCGATAGTCAAGCCGGAAGATTCAAAGTATTGTATTCCGTCAGAACAGTTTGAAGCAAGATTAAATTTATTGAAATAATGGGGGTAATATAAATGGCGTCAATAACTGATTTAAGACAAAAAAGAGCAGCGTTATGGGAAAAGACAAAGAAATTTCTTGATAATGCAAAACGAGAAAACGATATGCTTTCAGCAGAGGACGTGGAAACATATGAAAAAATGGAGAGTGAAATTGTTGCTCTCGGCAAGGAGATAGACATTTTAGAACGTCAGGCAGAGATGGAAAAAAGACTGAATTCTCCGGTTAATACACCCGTTCTTGAAACACCTAAAACGAACGGTAATACAAAAACTGGCAGAGCAAGTGACGAATATAAGCAGGCGTTTTGGAAGCTTATGAAGAATAATCAGCTGTCATATTCGGTGCATGATACATTGCAGATTGGTACTGACAGTGACGGCGGATATCTTGTCCCGGACGAATACGAGGCAGTTCTTATTGACAAACTTGCCGATGAAAACATTATGCGAGGATTAACTACAATCATAACAAGTGCAAACGGTGATAAAAAGATTCCGGTAGTTGCATCTCACGGTGAGGCTGTGTGGACAGATGAAGGTTCGGAATACACTGAAAGTGATGACGAGTTCGGAACGGTATCGCTTGGAGCTCATAAGCTCAGTACGATTATAAAAGTATCGGAAGAACTGCTCAATGACTCCGCATTTAATCTTGAAACATACATATCATCGGAATTTGCAAGAAGAATGGGTGCGGCAGAGGAATTGGCATTTATCAACGGCAACGGTACAGGAAAACCGACAGGTGTGTTAAATACGGCTGAAGTAGGGGTTACGTCTGCTGCGTCAAACGCAATTACGACAGATGAAATAATTGACCTATATCACAGCCTTAGAACACCGTATCGAAAGAATGCCGTATTTATGTCAAGTGACAGTACAATAAAGGCTATAAGAAAACTTAAAGACAGTAACGGTCAGTATTTATGGCAGCCGGGTCTGCAGGCAGGACAGCCGGATACAATTCTTAACCGTCCGATACATACTTCTGCATATATGCCTGAGATAGAGTCCGGCAATAAGATATTGCTATTTGGTGATTTATCATATTATTGGGTGGCTGACAGACAAGGACGTTCATTCCAAAGACTGAATGAACTTTTTGCAAAGAACGGACAAGTCGGTTTCCGTGTATTCCAAAGATTAGACGGAAAGCTGATATTACCTGAATCGGTTAAGACTGTTCAGATGAAATAACAGGAGGGTAAAATGAAAATAAAGATAACAACTTCATGCTCGGGTTTGACTTTCAGTTTTTCTGAAGGTCAAACTGTTGATGTTGACAAGAAAATAGGCGAAGATTTGGTTCAGTGCGGATTTGCGGAAGAAGTAAGGGACACTAAAATAACAAGAAGGGACACTAAATCTAAAACCGTGCAATCTAAAACGGAGGAAGAAGAAAGTGCTGACGATTGAAGAGGTTAAACAGTATCTGCATTTGGATTCTGACGCAGAGGACGACTATCTCCGAATACTCATTCTCTTAGCAGGAGAAATGTGCGAAAATTATACACGTCTTGCAATGCCTGACGAACTGCCGGAAAGCTATAAACAAGCTATGCTTGTGTGTATAGGATATTTCTTTGAACAGCGTGACGGAACTAAAAACGGCGTACCAAGTATATTTTATACATTGCTGAGACCATACAGAAAGGCGGCATTTTAATGGACTTTTCAAAACTGCGTCATCGGGTTATATTTTTGAAACCGCTTGATAAAAGATTAAATTCAATGAATGAAAATGTGCCGGTGTGGATTCCGTTCAAACCTAAGTCAAGCGGTGACATTAATGCCGATGGAACTTCTGTGTATGTGCTGACAGATAACAAAGGCAACGCAGTGTGGAAATCATCAGGAGGCGGACAGCTGTATTCACATCAGCTTTCTTTGAATGAGTATGCCGTATGGGCAAATGTTTCTCCGATGTCGGGACGTGAGTATGAGGAGTCACAAAAACTGCGTGCAGAAACCACATACAAAATTACAACAAGATATTTTCCGAATATAACCGAGGATATGAAAATTATGTTCGGACTAAAGGTTCTTGGTATTGTTTCTGTTCTTAACATAGGCGAAAACAATACGGAATTGCAAATTGTTGCAAAGGAGAAAGACCGAAATGGCAAGGAATATTGATGTATTCGGATTTGACGAACTTGAAAAAGCTATGAAGCAATGCGAGAAGAATTATCCGAGTCAGGCAGACGCATTCCTTATGGCAGAAGGACGTGCCGTAAATAAGAGAACGAAATCACTTACACCGGTAAGGACAAAAAAACTCCGCAACTCATGGAGAACGAAAAAAGTGAAACTGTATAAGGGCGGTAAAGTGAGAGTAGTGAGAGTTCAGTCAACAGCACCGCATGCTCATCTTATTGAACTCGGTCATAAGATTGTAAGCGGCGGCAGAACTCGGGAAAGAGGCAGAAAACTTAATCGTGTACAGCGTTCTGCAAGAGGCATTAAATCCGGCGGATATGTACAAGGTGATTTTATGCTTGAAAAATCAATGTCGGAGGCACAGGCAAAATTCAACTCGGGTGCAGAAAAACTGCTTGATAAGATAACAAAGGATATACAAATGTAGGAGGACAAATGATTACAGAAAAAGATATACAGACACGAACTGCGGAAATCCTTATGAATGCCGGATTTAACGTGGTTGCCTCAGAAGTAGATGAGGGATTTTTAAAACCGGCAGTGTTTGTTTCTGCGTATCCTTCAGATGTACAGCCTCAGTGCTGCGGCGGTGCACTTGAGGAACTTACTGTTTCGGTAGAATTAAAATATATATCGGCTCTTGAAACTGTGGAGGACTGTATAGGTGCTTACAGCAGGATTAAAGAGCTTTTTTTGTACCCGACTTTCGATATTATGGACAGACATCTGACTATTCATGAAATGAATTTTGAAATTGAAAAGGGTGTAATGTATGTGTATTTTGATATAAATTTCATTCAGGCTGTGGATAAAACAGAAAAGTATGATGAAATGAGCGAACTTGTGATACGGGGGAATAAAAATGGGGTTACCTGAAATTTTAATTGAATTTAAGACGAAGGCACAGACTGCGGTAACACGAAGTCAGAACGGAATTGTAGCGGTTATTCTTGAAGATTCAACCAAAGTCGGAGATGAAAATTTAAGTTATACATATAACTATGAAGCCGATATTGTGAAATCAGACTGGACAACGACAAATCTTGACTACTTGAATAAAATATTTCTCGGCAAACCGAAACGAGTGCTTGTGGAAAGAGCGGAAACAGGCGAGGACTTCAAAAAGTCATATAACGCCGCCTTGGCACGCCTTAGAAATAAGTCGTGGAACTGGCTGACGTTTCCGGGATTGGAACCGCATAAAGATTTGACGGAAGAACTGCAGAATTGGATTATAGCACAGAGAGCGGCAAAAAAGACATTCAAAGCGGTTTTGCCTTGTTCTGCGGCAAATAATGAGGGCATTGTTAACTTTTCCTCGAGCGGTATCAAAGTAGGAGCAAAGACATATTCGGCATATGAATATTGTGCAAGAATTGCAGGCTTGCTTGCCGGACTGTCAATGACAGAGAGTGCGACATATCAAGTTCTTTCGGAAATTGACTCTATAACGGAGAGCCTTACTCCCGATGAAGATATAGACGAAGGTAAGTTTATACTTATCAATGACGGCGAAAAAGTAAAAGTCGCACGAGGTGTAAATTCGCTACACATCTTAAGCGGTGACAAGACCGAAGATATGAAGAAAATCAAAATTATTGAGGGTATGGACTTAATGCGTGACGATATTCGTTCTGCATTTGAGAATAACTATATCGGAATTAATAACAGCTATGACAATAAGGTTATGTTTGTAGCTGCGATAAATCAGTATTTTGACGGACTTGTAAGAGAAGGCGTACTGTACGGCGATGCGGAAAATACAGCAGATATAGATGTTAATGCACAGCGTGACTGGCTTGCACAAAAATATGATATATCCGAGTACAGTGATGAACAGATTCGTAAGGCAAAGACGGGGAGTTATGTTTTTGTAACGGCGGATATAACATTCTGTGATGCAATAGAGGATTTGAAATTTTCTATAAATATGGAGTAAGGGAGGCAGTAAACAATGGCAGGAGAAAGAAAGCTTCCCGCTGTCGGAAAAGTAATCAGCGGTACGCACGGCTATTTTTGGTGGAACAACAGTATTTGTTATGAAATAACTTCATTTGAAGCAAAAATCAAAACAAACCGTGAAACGATAAACTTTTCGGGGCAAATGTGGGACGACAGTAAACTGATGGGTGTGTCCGGTACTTGGACAGCGAAAATAAAAAAGATTTATTCAAGAGGCAAAACGTATGCGGAGAAACTTTCAGCGGGTATTGACGAGCGATTGTCGCTTATATCAAAATTGGAGGACCCCGATAACGGCGGTACAGAAAGAGTACAGCTTATGTCATGCTGGCTTGATGAACTTACACTTCAGGCATTTGAGAACGGAAAAATTACCGAAGATGAATTTTCGGGCGGATTTGTCGGATTTAAGTATCTTGATACAATCGCTGACCCGTGTGTATAAAAAGATTGTATTTTTAATGATGGGGACACTAAAAAATTAACGGCTATACAGCTGTTTTTTTATTAAGAAAAAAGGAAGGGACACTAAAATGAATAAGGCTACAAAATTAACATTAGCAGAACTTTTACGACGTAAGGAGCAGATGATTGCGTCAAAGAAAATTAAAAAGACAATGGATTTATATATCAAGTCCATTGATTCGGTTATAACGATTGAAGAACCGGACGGAGCACTTTGCCGTGACGCAAATGATATGGAGGCAGGCGAGGGTGATAAATATATGTGCTATGAATGTATCAAAGAACCTGACATTAAGTCTAAGGAAGTACAGGACGCATTTGGCTGTGCAGTACCTATGGATATTGTTGAAATTATATTTGCACCGGGAGAAATTCCGCAGATTGCGATTGAGTGTATGAAGCTTGCCGGATATATGGGCGGTGTTGAAGCTGTAAAAAACTAATCCGGACAGACGGCGATATGCAGCTTATCCACTACTATTTGCAGAAAGGCTTTGATTGGGACAGACTTGCGGGTTTGTCGCTGTCTGAAAAAATATTCTTGAAAGCAAGCATGGAGCTTGCTGTTGAAGAGGAGGAAGAGAAGTATAAAGCAGTGTTAGGCGGTGGTCGGTAATGGCAAGAAATATAGGCGCAACCTTAAGTCTTAATAACGGTAACTTCTTCACCAACATGAAGTCTGCCATCAGTGCGAGTAATAACCTTAAAAGCACGCTGAACGGTACGACCACAGGCATGAAGACCTTTGGTTCGCAGTCGAGCAGTACGGGAAATATCATTACCTCGCTTGCCTCCAAAGCCGCCGTTGCGGTCGGAGCATTTGTCAGTATACGGCAAGCGGTTAATTTCGGCAAAGATGTTGTTAATACCGGAATGCAGTTTGAACAGGGTATGGCGAATGTGTCGGCTATATCGGGCGCAACGGGAGCAGAATTAACGGCACTTTCCGATAAAGCAAAGGAAATGGGCACAACCACAAAGTTCTCTGCGCTTGAGGCTGCCGATGCTATGAGTTACATGGGAATGGCAGGCTGGAACTCATCGCAGATGATTGACGGTATTGCGGGTATTATGAACCTTGCGGCGGCGTCGGGTGAGGAACTTGCGAGCGTGTCCGATATTGTAACGGACGCGCTTACAGCGTTTGGGTTAAAAGCAAGCGATTCCGCTCAGTTTGCCGATGTTCTTGCGGTTGCGTCATCAAAATCGAATACGAATGTATCGCTTTTGGGTGAGTCTTTTAAGAATGTGGCGGCTACGGCGGGAGCAATGGGTTATTCCATGCAGGACACTACCACCGCGCTCGGTCTTATGGCGAATGCCGGAATTAAAGGCTCTGATGCGGGTACATCTCTGCGCGGTGTGATGACAAGGCTTGCAAAACCTACCGCGGAAGTCAAACAGGCCATGACGGCGCTTGGTATATCCGCCGTTAATACGGACGGAAGCATGAAACCACTGTCAACTCTTATACCTGAACTGCAAACCGCATTCTCATCTCTGACAGATTCTGAAAAGGGTCAGTACGCGACTATGATTGCCGGAAAGAATGCACTGTCAGGCTTTCTGTCAATTGTAAACTCAAGCCCGGATGATTTTTACAGCTTATCGGACGCAATAAATAATTCCGAGGGCGCTGCTCAGTCTATGGCAGATACAATGAACGATACCGTAAGCGGAAAGCTGACACTTTTGAAGTCTCAGTTCGAAGGTGTAAAAATTGCTATTTTTGACGCGCTCGGCAGTTCACAGTTTAAGGGTGTGCTTCAATCAATGTCAGACGGACTCGGCGCATTAACACCGTCTATTTCAGGAGTTACAGTAGCAATCGGCAACGGACTGTTTTATGCAATACAAGGTATATATAATATCGGAATGACTGTATTTACTGCGGTGAAAACGGCTGTTGAAAACAATCAGCCTGCGATAGAGAAATTACATACGGCTTTTGATAATGTTAAGAACAGTATTATCAACGCTTTCAGCGGAAACGGCACTGCGCTTATACAGACGCTTGCGAATGTAATTATTCCAACGCTCTGCAATTCATTATCTTTGGTGCTTAATATTGCGTCCGGAGTTATTTCTGTTGCGAGTACGCTTTCACCTGTAATTGCCGGAATTGCAGGGACTGTGACAGCCTATAAAATTGCCGTTACGGCGGCTAATGTTGTAGAAGGTATCCGTAACGGACTTATTGCATTTTCGGCGGTTATGACGGGAACACAGGCGGCAGCATTTGCACCGCTGACCACTGCCACCATTGCTCAGATTGCGGCAACATCTGCGCTGAATGTTGTGACAGGCGTATTTGGTGCAATTATGACATTTGTCACATCGCCTATCGGATTGGTAGTTATAGCGATTGGCGCAGTTATTGCCATAGGTGTGGCGCTGTATAAGCATTGGGATACTGTCAAGCAATGGGCAGGCAATCTGTGGAATGGTATCAAAAATATTTTTAACGGTATAAAGAATACAATATCCAACGCTTGGAACGGTGTCAAGGAAACTGCGTCAAATGTGTGGGGAGCAGTTAAAGATACTGTTTCCGAAAAGCTGAATAATATAAAAACCGCATACCAAGAGCATGGCGGTGGTATAAAAGGCGCTGCTGCAGGCGCTATGGAAGCCGTAAAAGGCTATTACACAGCAGGGTACACTTTTATCAATAATCTCACGGGCGGTAAACTCGGTCAGGTTGTTGACAGCGTAAAAACAAAGCTGTCTCCTATGGTGAATACCGTAAAGGAGAAACTGTCCGGCGTTAAGGACGCGTTTGGAAGCGCATTTTCAAATGCGTTTGAATTTGTTAAGAACTCATATAACGAAGGCGCACTCAAGCCTGTGGCAGATAAGGTAGTCAGTGCGTTCAGCGCGGTTAAGACCGCTATTGCAGAAAAATTTACTGGCATTAAAGATGCCATAGGAGAAAAACTGACTGCAGTTGGTGATGCTGCATCAGGTGTAAAGGATAAAATTGCAGCAAAGTTCACAACCGTTAAAGACGCGGTAGTTGAGAAGTTCAACAGCATAAAGGCCGGTGTTGCGGTGGCTCTTGCCTCGATAATTGAAGTGGTATCCAATATTGTCGGCGGAGTTCGAAGTGTTGTTACAACAATTATTGAGGGAATACGGACGCATATCGGAAACGCGGCGGAAGCTGTAAGAACAACGATAACCAATATTATAGAGGGCATTAAGCTGAATTTTCAGAATTTCTTTACAAGCATAAGGACTGTTTTTGAAAATATAAAGGCGGCGGTGTCAGGCATATTTGAAGGGATAAAAACTGTTGTGTCAGGTGTGTTTCAGACAATTGTCGGCATATTCACTCTCAATCTTGACACCATAAAGGGTGGCGTGCAGAACGTCATAACCGGGATTACAGTGATAATTGACGGTGCAAAGCAGGTGGTTATGAATGTATGGAATGCGATAACCTCTGCCGCGACACTGGCGTTTAACAATATCAGAACAGTTGTAACAAATGTTATTGAGGAGATAAAAACTGTAATTCAAAGTATTAAGGATACATTCAGCAATGTGTTTAATTCCGTTAAGAATATTGTATCGAATGTCTTCAATTCTATAAAGACAACCATCAGTAACGTCTGGAAAGGTATAAAGAACTTAATCAAAGCGCCACATATCGTGCAGACGGGAACGATAAGCATTGCCGGAATCAGCACGCCGATACCGAAACTCGGTATTCAGTGGTATGCAAAGGGCGGTATTATGACGCGTCCGACAATGTTCGGAATGAACGGCGGCAATGCAATGGTCGGCGGCGAGTCGGGAGCAGAAGCCGTACTGCCTCTTGATATGCTATGGTCAAAGCTTGCGCAGTTTCTAACACCGCAGCCGGCGAGCGACAGACCTAATATCACTAACTATATTGAGGTAAAGGTGTATTCTGGCAATGACGATGATGAAACGCTTGCCAATAAGGTGGCTGCAAGGATTGTGGAGGTTATAGAGAATATGTAGACGGGAGGAACGGTATGGATATATATTTAAGCGTAAATAACAGAGCGGATATATTAAAAATTCCTGTTCTGCCTCCGTCATTCACGATAAGCAAGCCGCAGTCGCTGACAGCATTTGAAACAGTATCACAAGGAGAACTGCAGCTCATAGGAAGCCCGAAGTTGAAAGGTATTTCAATTTCGAGCTTTTTTCCTGTGCGCGATTATCCGTATCTTCGAGATACATCAATGAAAGGCTGGGAGTATGTCTACAAGATTGATACATGGATAGAGCAAAAACTCCCGATACGCCTTATTATTACCGATACGCCGATAAATATGGCAGTGGCAGTAAAGGATTTCAAATATACGATTAAAACGGACGGTGACCTGTGGTACACATTAGAGCTTGAGGAGTTTAATCTGCTCGGCTGGGAAAATCCGCAATCCGATGAGGAGGATGAAATTGATATGGAGGAATTAAATAAATTAAAAGAACAGGTTGAATATCTACTTGGCATTATTGAACCGTTGGCACATCCTATGATATACAATTATATTGATGAAAATATGCCGGAATGGGCAAGGGAAAGTGTGCAGAAGCTTATTGACAAAGGTGTGTTAAGCGGTGACGGCGACGGATGGAACTTAAACTACGACCAACTGAGAACGATAGTCTGGCTTGATAGATTGGGGCTGCTTGGATAATGGCGTCGGGAGTTGATGTGGCTAACAGAGCCAGAGCAGAAATGCAGGAAATCGGCGGTCAGTGCGGTAATAACAACAAATACACTCATTGGTATTCCGATAATGTAGAGAATATGGGATACAGTTTTTGGTGGTGTGCGGCTTTTGTCACATATGTTGTCCGTCAATGCGGTGTTCCGACGAGTGTTGTGCCGAATTATGCGTACTGTCCGAACTGTATTGATTGGGCGCGGAGCAGAGGACGGCTGTATTCAAAATCTCAGCTTACAAGCGGAGCATATATACCGCAGCCGGGAGATATATTCCTGCGAGAGGGGCACACAGGTATTATAATATCGGTCAGCGGTAATCAGTTTACAACAGTTGAGGGAAATACAGGAGGTACGGAAAACTGCCGGACTGTGGGTAGCCATACTTGGACTTTTTCCGGTGGCAATTATGCATATGTGTTTAATCCGGATTATCCGGATAAAGTACAGAGCAATGGTTCATATTCTTCCAATGGAGTTGAAAGCTATATGTACTCGGAAAATTCCTACAGCGACAGCAGCAATGCGAGCGTTGTATGGAATAACCGTGTTAAGGAAAATATCCATCCGAGAATGCAGAGCCTTGCCCCAATTGCTCCAACAGGACAACTGACATTATATGCAAACGATACGGATATAACGAAAATAGCCGGAAACCTTGCGTGGAAAAACAGCATTTATGTACTCGCGACAACCATGTCTTTTGAAGTAGCAAAAACGGATGCGGCATATTTAAAGGATTTGATGTATATTCCACAGGTAGGGGATATTATTCGTATGGTAACGAATGTGGAGATATTCAGAGGTGTTATAACAAAGGCTGACGATGGTGATAAGAATAAAAACAAATATACGGTTGTTGATCTCGGCTGGTATCTGAACAAGACCAGTCAGACATATCAGTTTAAAAATATATCGGCAGCGGATGCTATAAAGGAAATATGCGCTGATTTGTCAATCGAAATAGCAATGTTACCGGAGCTTACAGCGAATATATGCCGGATATATTTTGATAAGGCTGTATCGGATATTATAACGGATATTCTTAGTCAGTGTGACGGTGATTATAACTATGACTTTGTGCCGGAGGGATTGCGGATTTATAAAATAGGTGACTTAGTCGCATATCCCGAATTTCGAGTGGCAAGTAATGTTGCGCGGGCATATTCGCCGGAGTATAAAGGAAGCGTAAGCCATAGCAAATCCATTGAGGAAATGAAAAACTCAATTAAAATCACTTCGGAAAAGGATAGTGTGTATACGGAGCTTATGGTTATACAAAACCGTGAACTTATTGACAAATACGGTTTTTTACAGAAAATCGTGAAGATTGATCCCGAAAAGGAAAACGCAGACGCTGTTGCAAAGCGTGAACTCAACGAAAACTCAAAAGAGAGTGAAACATATTCATTTGAAATTGTGGAGAAGTATGACAGCTATACCAGAGCGGGTGAGGTCATAGCGGTTGACGATACCAAGTACGTTATTGAAAGCACCGACCACAGTTTCAAGGATGGGTGGCATTATGATAAACTGGAATTACGGAAATTTTAGTCTGATTTTTTTGATTGCTTGTCTAATACGGATATGGTATAATTAAACTCAGAGTTAAATCGGAATATGTGAAGATGTTTTTGACAATAGCAAAGAAGTACAGCTTTGGAACTAACCATAACTGTACTTCTTGTTTTCGATGGTTAACTTAATACACTACGGCATCATCTGCAGTAAAACCGCCAAGCGAGTTTTCTTTTACCTGAATGCAGATATAAGTGAGTTCGGAATCATTTGCAGCGAAGAATTGTCTTTTTGCCATTGGGGCAATTTTTAACCAATCGCCTGCAGAAAGTTCTATTTCTTCGCTATCAATCACAGCTTTGCCTTTACCGGCGATAATACCGTAAATTTCTTCATTGTTCTTATGAGAATGAACGAATGGAATACTTGCACCGGCAGGAAGCTGATTGATGCTAATCTCTGCACCCGTTAAAGAAAGTTTTTCGTGAAGTTCTATTCTGCCTTCATTTCCGATGTTTGTTTTAGTGTAGTTTTTCATGATAAATACCTCCAAAATTTTTTAGCAATCTTTCCTTGCTTGACAATAGCTTATCACTGCACACATAGAAAAACAAGTACGCACTTTTTTATAACTATATACAATATTCAGAATGCGTGATATAATATGATGGTGAGGTGATAATGTATATGAAAACAAAAAGTGAATTACCTGATTGTCCGGTGGCAACAGCTGTGGAATTAATCGGTGGTAAGTGGAAACTACTAATTCTTCGTAATTTGAAAGCACGCCCATGGAGATTTAATGAATTGCAAAGAGATTTGGAAGGAATATCACAAAAGGTGTTAACCGACAGTTTAAGGCAAATGATTGATGATGGACTTGTCTATCGTCACGATTATCATGAATGGCCTCTGCGAGTAGAGTACGGATTGACAGAGCTTGGTCGACAGATGCTTCCGATTCTCGACGCACTTGCGGATTTTGGGAATTATTATAAATCAATCATTAATTAAAAAATGATAATTTTGATTTATACATTAGAATAACAAATTTCGGTTTATGGGCAAAATTAGGAATCATTTAGATATAATATATTAAAAACTTGGAGGGGTTATCAAATGACAGATACAATTAAAACATTAAAATCACGCCGTTCCTGCAGGAAGTTTGACGGCAGGCAGATTACAGATGAACAGCTTAATACAATACTCGAGGCGGGAATGTATGCGCCCACGGGAATGGGGAGACAGTCGCCTGTTATGGTAGTGGTTCAGGATAAGGAAACTGTTGCACAGCTTTCAAAAATGAATGCTACTATTATGGGAACTGACAGTGATCCGTTCTACGGAGCTGCCACAGTAATCGTTGTGCTTGCCGATAAAAATATCTCCACATATCTGTATGACGGCTCATTAGTAATGGGAAATTTGATGAACGCAGCCGAAGCGGTAGGGGTACAGTCCTGCTGGATACATCGCGCAAAAGAAGAATTTGAGAGCGAGGAAGGCAAAGCTTTACTAAAGAAATGGGGCATTGACGGCGATTATGAAGGTATCGGTCACTGCGTACTCGGATATGGAGAAAAAGCTCCGTTAAAACCGCGTAAGGATAACTATATTTATAGGGTATAAAATCGGTTTTATGAAAATGTATGATTAAAGGTAGATGGGATTTTTGAATACAGTTGAAGAACGCATTGACCCGTCAATGGTATTTCAGACGGAATTTGAGGAATGGGTGAATGACGGATGCAAAAAAGCTGAGGAATTAATGGGTAATTCCGATAAAGAAGATAAATAAAGTCAGAGGCGTATCATAAATGATGCGCTTTTTTCATGCTCTGAAAGGAGAAATTATGGGCGGTATAACAGATTTAGCAAGGCATATAAAAGACAGGGACAATCCCTCGCCGTACACGCCGATGTTCGGTAAAATAATATCTTTGCCGGAACTCACTATACAGCTCGGAAACAGGATACTGCTTGACGCGGATGACATCAAAGCTACGTTTGATATATATGAAACGCAGACCTATGATAACCATACGGAATACATACATCTCGGCAAAGAAGTTGTGCTGCTGCCATATAATGAAGATAACAAATTTGTTGTAATTGGGGTAATTCAATGAAAAATACATTTGACTTTGATTTCAAAAACGGTGAGTTCAGAATGAAGAACGGTAATCCTGTAGTGCTGACGGGTATTGACGCTCTTAAGCTGTGGATAGAGAAAACCATACGGACACAGCTTAACCGATATTCTATATATAAAAATCGGCAATACGGCGCTAATATTGAGGATTTGGTAATAGGCAAAACCTACGGCATGGACTTTGCAGAATCGGAGCTACACCGCGAGATTGAAACAGCTCTGCTTCAAAATGAGGACATATACAGTATGGACAGCTTTTCAGCCGTAAACCGTGGTTCTGAGCTTAATCTATCATTTACACTTGCTACAAGCTATGGAGCGATTGCGGAGGTGTATAAGTTTGACACTTGAAGAGATAATTGAATATATGCTGTCGAGCGTACCGGATGAATACGACATCTCGGTTGGCTCGTTTTTTTATGACCTTCTTTATCCTGTGGCGGAACAGGTGTATTTGCTTCAAAACAAGATAAAGACTCTGTCAACAAATACTTTTGCACTTACAGCAACAGGGGAGTACCTCGACCGTAAGACGGCGGAGCAGGGTATCACGCGAAAGGCTGCCACCTATTCAAGAGGAATAGTACGCATCACGGGAAATCGCGGTGAAATAGTATCGAAAGGCTCAAAGGTTGCCGCTGACAATATTCTGTTTTCTGTGGACGAAACTATGAGCGTTCCCGAAAGCGGATATGTTGAATTGACTGCCACTTGCACAACTGCCGGAAGTATAGGAAATGTTAAGGCGGGCGAAATAAACCGATTTCCCGTAACATTGCCGGGACTTACTGCCGTTGAAAATATAACGGATTTCACAGGCGGTTATGATGCGGAAAGTGACGCTGATTTACTTGAACGCTATCTTGAAAAGGTATCGCGTCCGAACGTAAGCGGAAACAAGTATCACTATATCGAATGGGCAAAAGAGGTTGTTGGTGTCGGTGATGTGCGTGTTATTCCTCTCTGGAACGGAGCCGGAACGGTTAAAGTGGTCATTGTAGATACAGATAATCAGCCTGCTGAGGCTGAACTGATTGAAAAGGTGAAAACACATATTGATGAAAACCGACCGATTGGTGCGGATGTCACGGTTGTAAGCGCAACTGCTCTTACGGTAAATATCACCGTCAAACTGACTACAGACGAAACGCCGGATATTCAGCAGAAAATTGAAGATTCAATAAAAAGCTATCTCTCGACAGACGCACTTAAACGAGCGTATATATCCTATGCTAAAATAGGCAGCCTTATTTTAGCGGTTTCGGGAGTGGAGGACTACACTAATCTTAAAATAAACGGCGGAACAGCGAACATCACAATCGCAGACGGCGCTGTGCCTGTCTTAGGGAGCGTGGTGATTTCATGATAGAGCGTTTACCGAGCTATTATAGAAAATCAACGGTTGTAAAAGATTTGTATGCCGTAATTCAGAAAATACTCGAAAAGACCGACGAGGATATTTCGGCGGAGGACCTACGGTTATTCATAACTACAACCGATAACTTCTCATTGCATGAAAAGGATGTTGTATTGCCGGAAATCAGCGCGGACAATGAGACAAAACGCGCGAGGGTGATTGCGCGATTACAGGGAAATAATCTGCTTACCAAAGCGGAGCTTGAACGGCTTATTCTCATTTATGACAAGACAGGCTGCACAATAACAGAGGATTTTGCAAATTATACTGTAAACATTTTATTTGGCGACAGGACAGGCATTCCATACAATCTTGAACAGATACGTGAGGCTGTAGAAGAGGTAAAACCCGCGCACATAAAAGTAAATTATGAGTTTCTGCGCAATACATGGGGAGATGTGAGACGCAAGCTCGGAACATGGGGAAATGCAAAAGTATTTACATGGGAAGGCGGTCAGAATTATGACGGAAGGACGTGGTTATATGTAGATAACAATAATGTGTATTTAAGAGAAAACGGTGCGAATGCGTATGTGGTTTTGAAAAATGACGAACCGTATGCACATTTGTTGTAAGGAACACTAAAAAGAGAGGGGACACTAAAATGGAATATACACAGAATTATAAATTCAGACTTCCGGCGGATTCGGATATTATTAACATCGGTGATATAGATGAGAATTTTATAAATGTGGACGCTCTGATAGCTGCTTTACGGTCGGATAAAGCGGATAAGAATTCACCGAGCTTTACAGGAACACCAAAGTCAACTACACCGACCTCATCGGACAATTCCATGAGGATTGCCACAACCGCGTTTGTGCAGGCGCTCATATCAAGTCTGCAAACAGCGGTAAATACCTCAATTGCAAATAAAGCTGATAAAAATTCACCAACATTTACGGGGACACCGAAATCGACTACACCAACCTCATCAGACAATTCCGCGAGGATTGCCACGACCGCTTTTGTGCAGGCAATCGCAAATGATTTGGAGGAAAAAATAAATGCCATAAAGGTTTTTGTCGGAAATGCTTACTTGAGTGACGTTGTTGAATTTCTGACAATGGAAATATGCCGTATTCAATATGGAGGTCACAGCGAGTATGAATTTTATAAAATCAGATGTATAGGATGCCAATTAAAAACCGGTGATTATGTGTCGAACGAATCGGGTCAGTATACGCAATATGGCAGCCGAAACTCCGTCACGGGTGATTTTGTTATAGGCTTTAATCCCGATTTGCTTGTCGCTCTGCCGATAACCGCAGTAACTTTGGATAACTGTTTTTATGTAGGTGCTGCAAATACCTCATATAAAACGGTGTCTGTTACGGATATAACAAATTGGACAGACGAGCGGGAAGAAGATGATGCAACATATGCCGAGTACGATGTGGCTGTGATTCAAATAAATAATAATTAATAATGTTTATAAAGGACGGTGATTTATATGCCGGAGGATGTACGCTTGGCTAAAGGAGAGGATATGGATGCACTTAAAGAAACGGTAGATGCTCACATAGGAGATGATTACATCCATGTAACCGCAGCGGATAAGGAAAACTGGAACGGCAAGGCTGACTTGTCGCTTTTGGATACGGAAGGCTATTTAAAGAAAAAGCTGGTCGGAGCATTGCCGTCGCTGTCAGCCGAATTTGATTTCGCTGACGGTGTTTCTAAATTCAACGAGTCGAATCGCTGCACTGCAACGGTCGAGGAGGCTGGCGGGAAAATATATCAGAAAATAACGACAGCTTCAAATGCCGCGAATGCATATGCGTTCGCTTTTTTAGATTTTTCTAAATATACAAAGGGAGCAAAGGAAATCATCATTGAATTTGACACAAAAATCAACGGTGACAGGTGGTATATCGGACTATCGGATTTAAGTCAGCGTCCGGGCGAATCGTACAGAACGGCATATGACCATACGGGAGTTGTGTTTTCGCAGGGAACAAAGGACGGAAGTTATTATTACATCAACGATAACCTTACATGGAAGGACAGCTTTTTTAACGGCTGGGTACATAGTTCCATCACGATAAATTTTGATGAGAAAACCGTTGCATATCAAATATCAAACGGAAATACATCTGCCACATTAAGCGGTAAGATTTCGTTTTATGACGAAGCAGCCGAACAGGTGACAGGCCTTGAAATTTATTCGTATGTAAACAATGTTGAGATGTGCATTGACAACATCAGCATTGCATCAAATTTCGGCGGAGAACGAGATGAACGCACTGTTTATGTCATATCTGAGGACGGTGCCTTTGCCGAGTACATCTATATAGACGGCAAGCCTGAGTGCATCGGACGGAGTGATATAGCCGAAAAGGTTAATGATTTGCTCGAAAGAGTAATTGCATTAGAAAATAAATAAGGGAGGAAAGCCAATGGAAAGCACAATTATTGTAGCGGTACTGTCGCTTATAGGAACGCTCGGCGGTTCGATTATCGCAGGTATTGTTTCAAATAACAAAACTCTCTACAGAATTGAGCAGCTTGAGCGGAAAGTGGAGAAGCATAACAGTGTTGTTGAGCGTATGGCGATTGCTGAAAATACACTTAAATCTCAGCAGCACCAAATTGATGAACTGAAGGGAGAGAAGCAAAATGATTAACTGGAAAGTAAGATTAAAGAATCCGATGTTCTGGACGCAGCTGGCAATGTCGGTGATTATGCCTATACTTGCATATCTCGGTCTTACAGCAGAGGATTTAAGTTCTTGGACAAGGCTTGGTGATGTGCTTTTGCAGGCAATATCAAGTCCGTATATTTTGGGACTGGTTCTTGTAAGTGTATACAATGCAATTATAGACCCGACAACAAGCGGATTTACGGACAGTAAGAGGGCGCTTACATACGATAAACCGAATAACGATAAGGAGAGCAAAATATGAGCGCAGCAGATAAGGTTATAGAAATAGCCGAGAATGAGGTCGGCTATCTTGAAAAGGCAAGTAACAGTAATTTATACGAAAAAAATGCCAATGCCGGAAGTAATAATTATACTAAGTATTGGGCGGAGATAAAGCCGGAATATCAAGGTCAGCCGTGGTGCGCCTGCTTTGTAACGTGGTGTTTCGTACAGGCATTCGGTAAAGATAAAGTGGCACAACTGCTTAAACATTATCCATATGTGTACTGCCCGACAATGTCGGGTCTTTTTAAATTGTACGCAAATCCCCAAAGGGGCGACATTGTTATTTTCAAGAATAACGGAACATTCACACATACGGGAATTGTAACAAACGTGAACGGTGATTATTTCACTACGATTGAGGGCAACACCTCTGGTGGCTCTGCGATAATCGCCAACGGCGGTGGTGTATGCAGTAAAGGTTATCATAACAGTAACCTGCCGGGTACGAAATTTTGCAGACCGGAGTATAGCTTAGTGGAGGAGGATGAACTTATGAGCAAGGAATATGAGGAACTGAAAGCGAAAATAGCAGAACTTAAGGCTGCCGTTGATGAACTGAAAGGTAAGATGATTTACAACTATGTGGATAAAAATATGCCCTCTTGGGCAAGACCGACCATTCAAAAGATGATGGACAAGGGATTTCTGCAAGGTGATGAAAACGGCTGTCTTGGACTGACGGACGAACTGCTGCGTGTATTTGTGATAAACGACAGAGCAGGAGTTTACGACCATAGATGGGACGGCACAAGCGAATAATTAATTTAATGCCCGTTAGAGATTGATTTCTCTGACGGACATTATTTTTTGATTTTTGGTTCTTGTCACTGACAATAGTGTCCTTTTATTGTTAGAAGGACTAATTTTTTATAAATAACGGAGGTAATCGCAATGGAAGAAAACAAAGATGTATTGTTGTCAATCGGAGAAAAATATATGCTTACCATAAAAGAGGCGGGCGCATATTTCAATATAGGAATCAAAAAAATGCGCAGACTTGCTGAGGATAATCTCGGAGTTTTCTCGGTTTACAGCGGTAACAGGTATTTAATAATACGACCAAAATTCGAGGAATATATCTGCCAAACTTCTACGATATAAATTGATTTTATTTGCCGTAAGTAGTTGACTTTCAGCGCCTTTAGAGTGATATATAGTGTAAGCTGAATTTGGCTTAGAATCAATGACAGGAGGATTTTTATTATGGCAGGAGAACTAAAACCGAGCGAAAATTACACGCTTTTAATAAAAGAGGCGGCAGAGTATTTCGGGATTGGTATTAAAAGGATGAGACGGTTGGCTGAGAATAACGATGGTGATTTCAGCTTTTATGCAGGAAACAGATATGTTATTATCAGACCGAAGCTTGAGGAATACTTACTTAAAAAAGCGGAGAGGAGATCGGACAGTTATGCAGAGAGTGACAGCGGAGAATAAGGATTTATTAAATCCGTCAGAAACGATTGAATATTTTAAACTCAGCAGAAGAAAGTTTTATGCTCTTATCAAAGAAAAGCCGGATAATGATTTTATTGTTTTCTACGGCAGCCGCAGGCTGATTATCCGAACGGCATTTGAGAAGTATATCTTAAAACACCCGGAGCTTAGGAGGTGCAGATAATGGGCATCAGAGGAAGAATAAGACGAGATTCAAAGCACAGAGTTTTGAGAGCGGGAGAGTCAATAAGAGCGGACGGCAAATACCAGTTCAAGTATCATGTAGACGGCAAACCGCATTTTGTGTACAGCTGGAAACTTGAACCTACAGACAAATTACCTGCCGGAAAGAAACCGTGTCTTTCATTAAGGGAGCTTGAAAAGCAAATAGGATATGATTTGGAATCACAGTCAGATCCGATGAGAAAAAATATAACGGTGAGTGAGCTTGTGGAGAGATACCTTTCCACTAAAACAGGAGCGAAACACAGCACAGTGGCAAATTACAACTTTGTGAGGAATATCTTAAAAAATGAGCCGTTCGGGGAGAAAAAAATAGCGGAAATTAAAACATCGGATGCAAAGCTTTTTCTTATTAAAATGCAGAGTGACGGCAAAGGCTACAGCACGGTCAAGACGGTGCGCGGAGTTTTAAGACCGGCATTTCAGATGGCGGTGGACGATGATATTCTGAACAAGAATCCTTTCGAATTTCAGCTTGCCGGGGTTGTGGTGAATGATTCTCATACACGGAACGCGATTACAAAGGAGCAAATGCGACAGTTCTTGAAATTTGTACATGACGATAACTGCTACTGTAAGTATTACGAGGTTGTTTATATTCTCTTTCATACGGGAATGAGAATATCTGAATTTTGCGGACTTACACTTAGAGATATTGATTTAAAGAAACGAATTATCAATATTGACCATCAGCTGCAGAGAACCTCGGATATGCGATATGTAATTGAATCAACAAAAACAAACGCGGGAACAAGAAAACTTCCGATTACTGAGGACGTGGCAAGGTGCTTTAGGGCAATAATAGAGGACAGAGAACCGCCGCAAAGAGAAAAGTTCATTGATGGATATGCCGGATTTCTGTTCTATGACAAAGACGGAAATCCGCTTGTAGCAATGCACTGGGAACACCGATTTAATCACATGGTAAAAAGATACAATGATATTTATCGAATACAAATGCCAAACATAACACCGCATATTTGCAGACATACATACTGCTCGAATATGGCGAAATCGGGAATGAATCCAAAGACATTGCAGTATCTTATGGGGCATTCTGATATTGGAGTTACGCTTAACACCTACACGCACCTTGGACTTGAAGATGCGGCAGGTGAACTTAAACGTATGGAGGACTTGGAGAATGCAAGAAAGGAGCTTGATAAAACCTCCGGCAGAAAAACGGTAACACAGAAGATGTTTAGGGCGGTTTGA